CCATCCATTACTGCTTTTCTCATTTTCGATGCAGACATTCCTTCTACACCTTCCGCATCAGAATCACGAACACCAGCAGATATTACTCGTATTTGTTCAAAGTTATAAAGATCTCCATTATATTTTTGTGCAAGACTTTCAAATTCTGCTTGTCTATCTGCACCTACTACTATATTAATATTAGAATAACCAGCATTAGATACTGTTTTAAGTACATCAAAAATTGTTTTCATCTTTGGATTATCAACAATGTTCTCCTCATAATTAGGAAACATCTTTTTCATAAACTCAATCTTAGATCCTGGACTTAATGGATTCTTCTTTGGTTCATGAGTTCTTGATGGATATACTTTAAGATCTGCACCTGCTGATACTGTTTTTGCTGCTTGCAATAACTTCTCGTGTCCTACTGTTGGAGGATTAAATCTACCAAATACTAAAGTTATCTCAC